ATTAGAAATAGAACAATGCACGATGCTTCGATTAGTTCAGGATTGGCTATTATGGCTAATAGAAAAAACTTGTTTAGACCTGAAGTTCAAAAACCGAAAATAAGTGTTAAATTTGCAAGATACGATAACTCTGGAACAAACAGTCAAATAATAAAATAATGGATAATAAGCCATCTATAATAATCAACACCAATCCGTTTCCTTCTGATGACATGGAAAAATCGTCAAAGGATTTCGGATTGTTGACAGGAAAGGCTATTGAGGGAGAATGGTTTAGACGTTCTGGAATCAGTTGTCGATTTTACGATAAATACGGTTACTTTAATAATTTGAGATTGTATGCCCGTGGCGAACAGTCTATTGCGAAATATAAAGCTGCATTAGCTCACGAGGGAGATTTATCATATCTTAATATTAATTGGGATAATGTTCCTATTGCTGCAAAATTTGTTGATATCGTTGTTAATGGTATTCAGGATAGGATGTATGAAATTAAAGCTCAAGCGCAAGATATAATGTCTGCCGATGAGAAGAACTTATTTCAAGAGATGGTCCAAGCGGACATGGTAGCGAAAGATATATTAATGACAACCAAAGATGAGTTGGGTATTGATATGTTTAATGTACAGCCTGATGATTTGCCTGATAATAATGAAGAGTTATCTTTATATATGCAACTTAAATACAAGCCAAGTATTGAGATTGCTGAAGAGGTGGCTATTAATACTATTTTTGAGGAGAATGATTACATCAATACAAAGCGTAGAATTGACTATGACCAAACGGTTTTAGGTCTAGCTGTTGCAAAACATACATTTTATCCTAATGCTGGATTAAAAGTAGAGTATGTTGACCCTGCCAATTTTATCTTCAGTTATACAGAGTACCCTGATTTCTCAGATTGTTATTACTTTGGAGAGCTGAAACAAGTTCATTACACGGAGCTTTTAAAAATCAAGCCTGATTTAACGGACGAAGAAATTAAAGACATTAAGAATCATGGTAGTGCGTGGTATAATTACTACCCGATTACTAGAACATATTACGATAACGCTTTTACAAAAGATGTTGTTACATTGCTTTATTTTAACTATAAGGCAACAAAAAAATACAAATACAAAAAGAAACGTTTGAATAACGGTGGTGAAAGAATTATCAAAAAAGATGAAACATTCAACGCTGAGCCAAATGAAATGTTTGACGTTCTTGATATGCCTAAGACTGTTTGGTATGAAGGTGTATTAGTTGCAGGTACAAATATTATGTTGAAATGGCAATTAGCTGAGAATATGGTTCGTCCAAAATCAGCAGCTCAAGATGCTCACCCAATGTATGTTTGTTATGCACCAAGAATGTATAAAGGAAGGTTTGATTCTATTGTAAAACGAATGATTCCTTTTATTGATAACATTCAATTAGTGCATTTAAAATTACAACAGATTCAAGCTAGAGTTGTGCCTGACGGGGTATTTATTGATGCCGATGGTATTAATGAGGTAGACTTAGGTACAGGGCAAGCATACAATCCAGAGGATGCATTAAGATTATACTTTCAGACGGGTTCTGTTATTGGTCGTTCTTACACTGGAGATGGCGAGTTCAATAACGCTAGAGTGCCTATTCAGGAGTTGACTAAATCTTCAGGTCAAGATAAAATCAGTTCGTTAATATATTCTTATAATCATTATTTGAATATGATTCGTGATGTGACTGGTCTTAATGAAGCAAGAGATGGTTCAACACCTAGTCCTGACGCATTAGTAGGAGTACAGAAATTAGCTGCACTTAATAGTAATACAGCAACAAGACACATTCTTGATGCTGGTCTTGCAATGACTAAAAAATTAGCTGAATGCGTATCTATTAGATTATCAGATATTTTAGAACACTCTCCTTACAGAGACCAGTTTGCTATGCAGATTGGTAAGTATAACTTGGCTATCCTAGACGATGTTAAAGATTTGTACTTGCGTGATTTTGGTATTTTCATTGACCTGATGCCTGATGAGGAAGAGAAGCAAATGCTTGAGGAGAATATTAAGGTTGCCTTACAAACACAACAAATATTCTTAGATGATGCGATTGATATTAGAAACGTTAAGAATATCAAGCTAGCAAATGAGTTACTGAAAGTTAAACGCAAGAAACGTGAAAAAACAACTCAAGAGCAGAAGCAAGCAGATATGCAAATGCAGGGTCAAATAAATCAACAGTCAGCAATGGCAGCATCTCAAGGAAGATTGCAAGAGGCTGAATTGGGTGCTCAATATAAAGCTCAATTAAAAGAGATTGAGACTGCCATGGAGATTAAGAAAATGCAATTTGAAGTCAATGCTAAGAAAGAATTGATGGAGATTGAGTTTAATTACAATATGCAACTTAAAGGGATTGAGGTTGAGGGAATGAAGAAAGTTAATGACGAGAAAGAGAAAGCTAAAGACAAGCGAGTAGACTTACAAGCAACAAGACAATCTGATTTAATTGAGCAACGTCAAAAAGAATTACCAGCAAAGAACTTTGAATCAACTAATGATTCATTAGGGGACTTTGATTTAGAATCATTTGCACCAAGATAAAATAAAAAAATATGACACCAAGCAAGTTTATTGGAATATTATTCCAATCGAGAGATGCAATGCACATCACTCATTTACAGACAACATCTTTTGCTGAGCACAAGGCGTTAAACGAATACTATGAAGGTATTTTAGATTTAACTGACTCATTTACTGAGAAGTATTTCGGACGAAACAAAAGGGTTGATTTTGTTATACCTGAATCTAAGAAGTTGCCAGCAATGGAACACTTAAAAGAAATGCAAAAAATCATTGAGGCGGAGAGAAATAATTACGCAAGTGATTTGCAAAATATCATGGATGAGATGTTAGGTCTTGTGAATGAAACGCTTTATCTTTTGACTTTAGTATAGGTCAAAAATTTAAGTGAAAAATAATACATAAATTTGTAACAAATTAAATATAATATAATGGCTGAATTTACTGTAAAATCGGTTGAGTTCGAGGAACAAAAATCGGTTGCTGAAATTGAGGAACAATTAATCAATGAGCACGAACAAAAATTAAACGAGGAAAATCCTGGTATTGTAGAAGCTAATTTCGTTGACAACAACGTTATTGATTCCCCAGAACTAGATGATAACATCGTTCTTTCACATATTAATAAAAAGTTCGGAAGAGAGTACTCTTCTTTAGATGATTATTCTAAAGAGCCTGATAGAGTTATTGAGAAAGAAGATTTACCTGAAGATGTAAATGCTTTTTTAAAATTCAAAAAAGAAACAGGTAGAGGATTGGAAGACTTTTTAAATGTTAACAAAAACTTTGATGATGTCGATTCAAAGTCACTCCTTAAAGATTATCTTAAAGGACAGAATCCTGAGTTAACAAAAGAAGAAATTGATTTCGAGTTTAGAAAACGTTTCGACTTTGACGAGGATTTAGATGACGATGATGAGATTAATTCTAAAAAAATAGATTTCAAGAAAGAGCTTAGTAAGGCAAAAGGTTTTTTTGAAGAACAAAAGGAAAAGTATAAAATCCCTCTTGAGTCAAGAACGGACAACACTTTGACAGCTGAACAACAAAAACAACTAGATGACTTACGAACTCAAATGGAATCTTCTGAGAAGGTAGCTCAGGAAAATGAAAAGCGTTCACAGTTTTTTGCTGAAAAAACAGAAGAACTTTTCTCTAAAGATTTTGAAGGTTTCAAATTTAAAGCAGGGGAAAAAGAAATTGTTTACAAACCAGCAGATGCTCAAAAACTAAAGGAGCAACAATCAGGTTTATCTACATTCGTATCAAACTTTTTGAACGAAGAAGGTTACTTGAAAGACGCGTCTGAATTTCATCGTTCTATCGCTATCGCATCAGACCCAAATGCTTTTGCCAAATTCTTTTATGAGAAAGGACAAGCTGATATGGCAACCGACCACTCAAGAGATTCTAAAAATATTAACATGAATCGAGGGTCAGAAATACCACAACCAAATTCAGGCTTTCAAGTAAAAGTAGTTGATGATAGTCAGGGCAGAAGCTATGGAATAAAGAGCAAGTTTAAAAATTAAAAATTAAGAAAAAATGGCAGGTTCATTACAAAGCACCCCAGGTTTCGATTTACAACCGAGTGCTAAAAAAGCAACGTTACCTAGTAACTACATTACAAATTTTGATTTCTTGAATCAGTATCTTCCAGATACTTACGAGGCTGAATTTGAGCGTTACGGTAACCGTACAATTAACTCTTTCTTACGTCAAGTAGGTGCAGAGATTCCATCTAACTCAGATTTGATTAAATGGACAGAAACAGGACGTTTACATACTAAATATGCTAGCGTAACAACAGCGGGTGCAACAGCAGACCCAACAGCAGTTTTTACAGTTGCTGACTCAGGAATTACAGCTTGTAACTTCCGTGTTGGTGAGGTAGTGTTTTTATCAAATAACGCAACTAGTCAATCGGCTAAAGCAGTTATCACAGCAGTATCAGGACTTACTTTCACAGTAGCTTTCTATGCGGCAGGTGGTCAACCTTCTTCTTTCTCAGGAGCAACATTAACATCTTTTGTTTATGGTTCTGAATTTAGAAAAGGAGTAGTAGGATTACAAGGTTCTTTGGAAGCACAACCATTGATTTTTGAAGTATCTCCTGTTATCATCAAAAACAAATATGCAGTTTCAGGTTCTGACATGGCTCAAATTGGTTGGGTTGAAGTTACTACTGAGAATGGAGCAACTGGTTACTTATGGTACTTGAAATCAGAGCACGAAGAAAGACTTCGTTTTGATGATTACTTGGAGATGATGATGGTTGAGCACGTTCAAGCAGAGACTGGTTCAGGAGCTATTGCTAACTTGCAAAACAACGTTGGTTACAAAGGTACTCAAGGTTTGTTTGCAGCCGTTGAAACAAGAGGAAATGTTTGGTCAGGTGGTGTTCCATCTACATTAAGTGACTTCGATACAATCGTTGGTCGTTTGGACAAACAAGGAGCTATTGCTGAAAACGCATTGTTCTTGAATCGTGATTTCTCTTTCAGCATTGACGATATGTTAGCTGCTCAAAACTCTTACGGAGTTGGTGGTACGTCTTACGGATTGTTTGACAATGACGAGAAAATGGCTATCAACTTAGGTTTCACAGGTTTCCGTAGAGGTTATGATTTCTACAAAACTGATTGGAAATACTTGAATGATGCAACTCTTCGTGGAGGTATCGTTGGTGGTGCAGTTAATGGTGTTTTGGTTCCAGCAGGAACAATGAATGTTTATGACCAAGTAATGGGTAAAAACGCAAAACGTCCATTCTTGCACGTACGTTACAGAGCTTCTGAAGCTGAGAACAGACGTTACAAAACTTGGATTACTGGTTCAGCTGGTGGTGCAATGACAAGTGACTTAGATGCAATGGAGGTTAACTTCTTGTCTGAAAGAGCACTTTGCACATTAGGAGCTAATAACTTCTTCTTATTCAAATAAGAATAAAAACAACAGAGTGTCATTAGTGATACTCTGTTGTTATTTTAATTAAAATCTAAATCAAATAAAATGAAAGCAAAAGAAAAAAGGTATATCCTAGAGGGAAATGCACCATTAAGTTTTTTATTACAGGCTAGAGATATGCCTTCATCAAGATTGTTATATTTTGATGAAAAGAAAGGTAAAAATCGAAGTCTTAGATATTCAAAAAATCAACAGTCACCATTTGTAGATGAGCAAGATGAGAATGTTGTTTTAGAACCAATTGTTTTTGAAGATGGCGTATTAACAGTTGCAGCCAATAACCCCGTACTACAAGAGTTCTTATCATTACACCCATTGAATGGTGATGTATTTAGTGAATGGGACCCAACAGCAGAAGCAGAGGCTTATGTTAAG